TTTCGTTCTTCAACTCTGTGGTCTCAAGCATACCATTTTTTCCGACTTTTTTACCTTTGGGAATTGGTTTACACTTTTTATCATCAAAACAATAATACTGACCGTCAGGACAAGTCTCAATATCTAGGATCATGTTCCTAGTCCTCTACCCTTCTTCATGTTCTCTTTGCTACCATAACGTGCTCTGGTCTCTACATAACCCTTTGTGTCACTACCATAACCCATTTCCTTAGCATCTTTTTTGAGTTGCTTTTTGTCGTCTGCCATCTTCTTATACTTGCCAGTTCCTGCAGTAGACTTAGCACCTCTAACTTTCTTTTGTTGATTGCTACCCTTTCTCATGATAGCACCTTTACCATACTTGGCGATGATTGATTTCTTTACAGCATCAAGTGCAGCATCTCTATGCTTTTCTTCTTTCATTTGAGATGCTTTATGCTTCTTCATTCTCTCATCGTGTGCCTTCCTTCTCTCCTCTGGAGGTGCAGCGTTACCACCGTAACCTACTGCTCTTTTGTTTCGGATTGACATCTTACCATAGTTTGACGCACCTCTCTCATACTTTGCTTCAGAGAATTTAACCAATCTTGATACAGGTGTTGTGTTACCCATCTTATCAGTTACACCTACTGTTGCTCTAGGTTTGTCTTTAGTTCCACCCTTAAAATCTTTGTGAAGTTTTTTGAAAGACTTCTTACTCATCACATGATACTCAGTCTCCTCCATCTTAGTCTCTATGTAAGACTCAGGTTTCTCTTCATCCTCTTGTTTTTTCTTTTTAAATTTGTGAAATTTTTCAAAGGTTAACAAGTTCGTTTCAGTGTTATCGCTTTCAGCATTGCTTTCTGTGCTTTCTTCTGAGACTTCTTTGTTACTGTCATAAATTGTTTGTTCTGTAGATACTGATTTTTCATCGCCAAGTTCTTCAGCACGACGTTTCTTTTCGCACTTCATGCACCCGCAATCTTCACCATGGTTGAGAGTTTTATCTCCCTCCATGACATCCTCCTTCTTAGGATTTAGCTTAATTTTAGTTTTCTTTTCTTGTAATTGTTTAAAAGATAACATTACATCCCCTGTTTACGCATAAACTCCTTGAATGCAGGAGAGTTGATTCCTCTCTTAGGATCTTTCATTCTTGCTGCTCTTGATCTCTCTCTGTATGGTTTATCAGATTCATCATCTGGTTTATACTTCTCAGGATTTCTCATCGCACGATAATTTTCTGAGCAATACTGTTTGAAGGATTTCATTTTTTCATTGCCTCACGTTTTGCCTTTGCTTTTGCAAGGAGTCTATCTTTTGCTTCTGATGCTGCCTTGTTAGGACCATCATATGCCATAGCACCTTTCTGCATTCTTGGTGCCTTTACTTCACCACCCTTACTCATCATAGGTTTGCCACCGTATCCTTCTTCCATCTTAGCATCCCACTCTCTAGAGAGTTCTGCTACTCTTTCTAGTTCTTCTGGTGATAGTACATTGTCATCAGGATGAATCTCTTCTTCCTTCATATGGTCTGCTGCTTTGTATAAAGGTTTACCAGTTTTCACATTCTTTTTACCTGCTTTATATGCTTGGTATGCAGGTGTGTTTCCTTTCTTGTCAGCATTAGTTACTGTATATGCTTCTTCTACCTTCTTTTCCTTCTTCTTCATAATTTTCTTTGCACCTGCTTCTCCTGCTGCGAATGCTGCTCCTGCAAGTGCCATTTTTCCTGCTGCAGCAACAGCAGGTGCAACCTCATTAACTTCTTCTTGATCATCATGCTCGATGACTTTACCATTTTCATCTTTCTGATGATGCTCTTTCTTCATTTTAGAAGCGATAACTTTTCTTCTATTGAGAAGGTAAGAATCTGATGAATCTTTGTCACCATCGTTGTCTACGTCACCATCACTCTTGCCCACTGGGTCAAGTTTTTTCTTCGCTTTTTCCTGTATCTCTGCATATGCAGCAGACATATCTGGTAATTTATCGTGGTACATTGTTAAGTTGTCGCTACTTTGTCCTTTTTATTTATCTTCTTTACAAACTCACCAGGTGTCATTCTTTTCATATAGTTGGTAAGTTCTGGTGTGCCCATAAGACCTGCAGGTTTATAGGTAAAGAATTTTATATTATTTTTTTCGTTTAAGTCTTTTAACCAGTTGCGAAAAAGATGATCATGCTCATCAATACTGATGACGTGATTGCTACCACGACTAACAATCTTAGAAATGAGTCCTGTGTTACTGTTTTCAACGAACGTTCCCTCCTTAAATAAATCTCCTACATGGTATGCTTCACGCAATCCTTGAGGATCTAATTTTGGTGCTATCTCATATAAATTATAAGAGGAATCTGCAAAATCGTCAACTTCTTCAACTTTCATTGCAGTTCTTAACGTTCCGTAAAGAGATTGTATATCTTTATCTTTGATTCCTGATGGTACACCCTTCTTAAATGATTCAAGGTCACCATCTGCTGCTGCCTTTCTCATCTTAGATGCACTCATACCTTCAACACCTTCACCATCTGGGTCACGATCACCTGCTGATACTACTTTAATTTCATCAAAGTTATACAGGTCACCATTATACTTGGTTGCTAACGAGTTAAACTCACTGACCCTATCGCCACCCACAACAATATTAACGCTGCTATACCCATCATTATCGAGTGATGTGAGAACATCAAAAATGGTACGCATATCATCATTGTCAATGATTGAGTTCGCGTGATCTGGATATGCCTTCCGCATATATTTAACTTTAGTCCCTGCGTCGAGGGGATTCTTCTTAGGATCCTCCGACCTTGAGGGGTATATTCTATACGTTCCTCCACTTGCTTTTGCCTCTCTTGCTACTTTGTCTAGAAGTTTTTCATGTCCAGTAGTAGGAGGGTTAAACCTTCCAAATGTTATTGATATTGTACCTTGATCTACACCACCATCAGCATTCGATTCTTCACCATTTGTAGGGGTTTCTGTAGAAGCACCCCCTTCTTTTCCAGTTATTTTTTCTAACTTACCATTCTTTGTAAAGTGGGTTACATTGCCTGATGCATCGGCATACTTACCGTAACCTACATGTTTAAGTCTTAATTTTTCTGCTTCTTTTGCAGCAAAAGATCTCTCTGCTTCTGATAGGAAAGCACTAAACTTTTTCATTTACCCATTTAATTTGAAGTTTGCTTTGCTAAAGGTCAGTCTGTCTACGAGTTTCACTGGGTGTTCTGTCTGTGTAACGAACCCCTCATGAGCAGTTGGTTCACCATTTAAGTATGGAGTTACTGAACCACTTACCTCTATGTTATCCATTAATGACTGTTTCAGTTGGAAGATTTGATCCCACACTTTGAATGTGTAAACATTTACTTCTCCCTTATATTTAGCAGGTAAGGTCTTATACATTTCTTCTGCAGGAGGAACTAGACCGTCTCTCACCCATTTGTTTACATGTTTTAGTATCTCTGCATAGTATTTTTTGCTTGGTCTCTGCGCTCTTGCAAGGTTGTAGATGAACTTCGCCCAATTAAATCTCTTTTTACTTTTTTGAATAAACGCACTGCCTTCGTTGGGACCGACCATATGAGTGCCAGTTTCACCAGACAAAACGCAACCAAAAGTAGGCACAGCATCGGGAGATACTTCGGTATAGCAAGTATGAGGAGCGAAAACAATATTACCACTAGTTGCGGTAGAAAAAATATACTCAAGGGTATTAGGAGTATAGCGAGTACCACCACTGACGCCAATGTAGTCCCCTTGAACAATACCACCAATCCTAGGAAGATGCCTAAAACATAAACGTAAGATGTTGACCAGTTCGCCTTTGTAGTTTTCATCGATGTCCTCATAAGAATAACAGATTTTTACCCTCTTCTTGTTGAATACAGACTTAGTACCAACAAAGAACTTGTTGTTGCGAGGGTCAGTTCCGAATACTATAGCAGGTGCACCATCCCATTTGATTCCAAGAGGTATATTCTCCTGCATCAAAGTGCAAACAACCTGATAACACTTTCTTCTACTGAGAAGAACAGTATCCTCTGGATGTTCTAGATGTTTGTTTGGCATAGTATCCTGTTGTATACTACTATTATAGCATACTCAGACCTATTGTGTAGATCAGTGTGCCACTATATCAACTGGTCTAGTGGTAACCTAGTAGGAATTTCATCCACTCTGTTTTGTATCAGATCCTCATATCCTTCGTGCAACTCACATCCAAGATATTTACGATTATGTTTCTTGGCAACCATTGCTGTAGTTCCTGATCCCATGAATGGATCGAGAACTATATCTCCCTCCTGACTTCCTGCTAGTATGCAAGGTTCAATCAAGTCAGGTGGAAACACTGCGAAGTGTGCTCCCTTATATGGTTTGTTTGTTATTGTCCAAACATCTCGTTTATTTTTCCGTTCATAAGACTTGGTAAGACCACTATGAGGTTGAAGGCCAGTGCCAGGATTATGGTACTTACCGCTTGTCCTGTCTCGTTTACCCCAATCTTGTTTGACTGGTTCTTTGATTGCTTCGTTGTCATAGTAATACTTTTTGTTTTTAGATAATAAGAATAGGTGTTCGTGTGATTTAGTGCATCTGTCCTTGACAGACTCAGGCATAGGATTAGGTTTATGCCATATAATATCCTGACGTAGATACCATCCGTCTGCCCTCAATGCAAATGCTAACATCCAAGGTATACCTATCAGGTCTTTCTCTTTTAATCCTTCTAACTTATTACCACGTTTATTACATTTATCAGGTAGGTCTTGCTTAGTCTTAGATACTGATTGTTTAGGATATGATTGACCTTTACCAGGTCTATAATTATAGTAACTATCTCCTATGTTTACCCATAACGTACCATCATCAGTAAGAACATCACGCACTGATCGGAACACTGATACTAAATTTTCAATAAACTGCTCTGGTGTTTCTTCTTGTCCTATTTGACTATCTTCATTACCATAATTTCTTAAACCATAATAAGGTGGACTAGTAACACACATGCGTGCTTTGACATCAATAGTAGGGAGTGTATCTCTACAATCTCCAAATAATATCTTATTCATACTATGAATATAGCATAAGATTTATAACCTGTCAATCTATCTTCTCTTATTGCTTCCCCTAACTAAACATTTATCATTCAGTATAGTACTAAATTCTTTTGTGACAGTAGCAAAAAACTGCGGTTGTGCAGTAAACGTACCTTTATACCTTAGTTCCATATCTAAGATGGGTACACCTGCTTTTGATAGTTTAAAAAATATTTTTGCTGCTTGTCTACTTTTTGCTTTTTTATCTACATCAACAGCAATAGTATATTTTTTGTTATTCTTTGTTAGTTCATTCAATCCACATAGTATGGTATGAAGATCTTTTGCATTCCCTTGACCTATATCAGGTTTACCTTTCTTAATCTGTCCTACACCAGTGACTAAAGCAAATCCAAAAGAAAAATCTTTTAGTTTTTTACTAGCAGAAAGTTCATCATATAGTTTTGTTTTAAGTACAAGGTTTATTAAAGTGTTAGCAAAAATATCTGCATTGTTATTCATGTATCTAACAAGAGAACTATACAACTCATTATTATTTTTTGCTAGTTCTTTGTTAACAAATTTACGCATAGCATCAGGTGCTTTATCATTTTCATATCCACCAGTTTTACTACCTTTGGTATTAATGTATGCTCTTTCAAATTCATTTTTATCTCTATTTTTTGCTTGAAATAACTCTGCATCATCAAGATCATCGATGTTTGGTATATCTAAAATACCTTTTTTGTTTGCTTCTCTTACTAACCCTGCAAAATATTTTTCTCTTATCTTATAAATCTCATCCTTTATCTTATCAAACTGCTTTCCATTTAATACCGTATCATATGCTTTATTGATTAAAGTAGGATCAGCATCTTTCTTCTGCTTTTTCTTTTTTAAAGAAACACCATAATAACTTTTTGGGTCAGTCTTTACTATGAAATCTGATGCATTATAATCATCAAATCCAAATGCACTCATTCTAAACTTATCAACTTCTTTTGGCCATACGTTACCTGTTAAAAATACTTGTTGTGCTACTACATCTGCTGATTCAGCATGACTATAGTTCAACCATGCTTTGATTGATTTTGCTGCTGAGATTCCTACTGCTGCTTCTTTTTGAGCAGCAGCAGTGGGTTCCATAAAACTTAAAAATGCTGCTTTACTACTTCCAAATGTAACACGTTTATCAACTTGTTTCTTTGCACTAACAATCCACTCATTTAAAGACTCCATAGATTTAGTTGCTTTATCTAAGTCTGCTTTTTTATACAGCATAGCACCTGCTGTCATTACTTCAGAATACTCTAGTGCCATTTTCCTATCAGATTTTAAGTATTTATCTCAACAGTACACGAACATACTAGGTTCCTGTCACCATATACATTATCAATACGATTCACTGCTGGCCAAAACTTCTTCTTTGGTTGATTAGGAAAGCATGCTTCTTCTCTTGTGTATGAATGATCCCAGTGTCCACATACTGCTGACTCTGTATGTGGAGCATTCTTTAATATTGCAGGTAACTCTGCGATCTCTTTTCTAATCTTTGCCATAGCATCTACAAATCTTTGCAACTCATCTAATGATTCTGACTCTGTAGGTTCTACCATCATAGTTCCTGTCACTGGCCAAGATAGTGTAGGTGCGTGGAACCCATAGTCCATCAATCTTTTAGCAACATCTTCTGCGTTTGCTGCCATATTACGACAATCAAAGATACATTCGTGTGCTACCCATCCATCTTTACCTTTATACAATACCTTGAAATGAGGATCTATTTTCTTTGCTAACCAGTTTGCATTTAGTAGTGCTACTTCTGTTGCATTTCTTAGTCCATCTTCACCCATCATACGAATATACATCCAAACTATAGGTAGTATAGATGCACTACCATATTCTGCTGCTGATACTTTCTGATCTATAAATGGTGCCAGATGTTCTGCCACACCAATAGGACCTACACCAGGTCCTCCACCTCCATGTGGTATACAGAATGTCTTATGTAAGTTTAGATGTGCTACATCTACACCAAATTCACCAGGTTGACACAATCCTACCTGTGCATTAAAGTTTGCACCATCCATATAAACTTGTCCACCAAACTCATGTACAATGCTACAGATCTCTTTGATGTTTTGTTCGTATACACCGTGAGTAGATGGGTATGTAATCATCAATGCTGCTAGTTCATTTGCTTCTAAACACGCTTTGATTCTTAAATCGTGTATGTCTATGTTACCTTCACTATCACATTTAATACCTACTACTTTCATACCTGCCATAACTGCCGATGCAGGATTTGTACCATGTGCTGACTCTGGTATCAGACATACATTACGTTTAAAATCATCCTTTGATTCATGATAATCTCTGATTGCTAGTAGTCCTGCATACTCTCCTTGTGCACCTGAGTTAGGTTGAAAAGTCATTGAGTGAAAACCAGTAAGATCACATAACCATTCTGATAAATCTTTGATTATTCTATCATATCCTAGTATTTGACCACCTGGTGTATGAGGATGTACGTTAGCAAACTCTTCCCATGATACAGGGGTCAGTTCTGCTGCAGAATTTAACTTCATAGTACAACTTCCTAGTGGCATCATACCATTTATCAATGAAAAATCTTTTGATTCTAACTCATGAATATATCTCATCAAATTAGTTTCACTTCTATACTTGTGAAATACTTCTTGTTCTAACCAAGGTTTAGTTCTTTGTGGTATATTACTCCATACATCATCTACACAACTATCCCATACACTAATAACAGTTGTTTGAGTTGAATCAAATGAAACCTGACTATTAATAATACTGTATATTGTCTCAAATGTGGTAGTTTCATCTACAGATAATGTAGTCCAACCATTCTTTATAGTCACATTATACCCATCAATCATCCTGATAGATTTAAATTTTACGGTGTCAAATCCATCACCATCTACTACCTCTATTCCACACCATTTTAAACAGCGAAGTAGAGTTTGTCTTAATAACCAGATCCGTCTTGCTATCTTTTTCAATCCTTCAGGTCCGTGATAGATTGCATAGAACGCAGACATATTTGCTAGTAGTGCCTGTGCTGTACAAATATTACTTGTTGCTTTATCTCTTCGTATATGCTGCTCTCTAGTCTGTAATGCTAATCTATATGCAGGATCACCGTTTGTATCTTTAGATAATCCAACTATTCTACCTGGTACTTTTCTTTTATACTTGTCCTTACACGCAAAGAATGCAGCATGAGGACCACCAAATCCCATAGGTATACCAAATCTCTGCATACTACCAACTGCTATATCAAATCCCATATCACCTACAGGTTTCATTAGTACCTGACACATAGGATCTACAACTGCAATCTTAACAACTTTATGTACGTCACAAACTCGCATCAATCCATTAGGTTGTTTGAGTTGACCAACAGAGTTAGGCAGTTGCATAAGAAATCCAAATGCAGTTTCAAACTCGTCTAATGGTATAGGAGCATTCAAATCAAGAGTTACTATATTAATACCTAATGGTTCTGCTCTTGTCTGTAAAACTTGAAGTGTAGAAAAGAATACTCTACTGTCTACTAAAAATGTATTGTACTTAGAAGATGAGTTGTATGCTAGAGTCATTGCTTCTGCTGCTGCAGTTGCTTCATCTAATAAAGATGCATTTGCTATTGGCAATCCAGTCAACTCTGTAACCAGAGTCTGAAAATTAAACAATGATTCTAATCTACCTTGTGATATCTCTGCCTGATATGGTGTGTATGATGTGTACCATGCAGGGTTTTCTAATACATTTCTTTTAATAACAGATGGTGTTACTGTATTATAATATCCTTGACCCATCAAAGATGGTTTAGGTTTGTTTGCTTTTGCTATATTCTTAAGTTCACTTAGTGCTTTATATTCATCACATCCTTTTGGTAAGGTTGTCTTCTCTCTATACAAAATAGAATCTGGTACAATATTTCTAACAAGTTCATCTAGACTAGATAGACCCAAATCTTCAAGCATTTGCTTCTGCTCTGACTCAGAAGGTCCAATATGACGCTTAGAAAACATCTACTCTCCCAACGAATGAATAACAGGTTTTTCGTTCCTTAATATATTATACAGATCTTTATTTTCAGCAGAAGATACTGGATAAAATTCTGCTGACGCATCAAATCCATCATACCTATGTGCTTGATTGATTACAATAGAACCATTCTGTCCTGATGTAGACCTATGAAATGTACCACGAGGTATAAACAAAGCACCACTCTGCCTATTAAGATGCACTATATGATATGGGCACTTCCAATCATAATTTACCAACTCAAAAGTTCTTTCACCTGATACAACTCTATTATAATCATCTTGAAAACTATGGATATAGAACTGTTTACCCCCTACACAATCAGGTGGAGGTGATACTGCAGGACCTTCGTGAACAACTAAGTCTGCTGCATTACATTCTTCTACTGTTATGTCATAGAAAATAACATCGTCTGTTTCTCTGAACACACGATGCTTTCTAAAAATCACACTACTCATTTTTTGAAGACTCCTAGTTTTGCTAGAAGGTATACTGATAATACTGTCCAGAAGACAACTTCTAATCCTATGTTGTTCATACCCAGTTTGGTTTACGATCAGGTTTTCTTAGGTAGTTATTTTTTACCCAAGGTTTTGCTGCTATGTATCTCTTATATGCAGTAAAAGTATCGATAGTGTTATCGAACTTAAACTCAGGATACATTGCTCTAGCAAATGATTTTGGTCTTTCCAAAGTAAATGGAATCATACCACCTGCTTCTAGTATAGTCTCTTCACAACTATGGGTTTTACCATAACGATGAGTATACTCTTCACACAATGCCATACCATGAGCAACCAACCACCAAGCATTGATGTTGGATTCATTTGCCCACGCTGTACAAGGATGATTACGAAATGCACCCTTCTCAGTTTTATATGGTTGACCATCAGTACGATGGATTTCACCATATCCCCAACCCCATTTGTCAGAGCATACAATAGATAACATTTGACATGTTTCTAGTGGCATCTTGACAATGTGTCTGTCAGGTAAAGACTGAGCAGATAGTGTTGGAGATGGGTCAGTTACAAAGATGTTCATTACCAAGTTTTGTTATGAGTGTTCACTTCTACTGGTGTGTCAGTCTCAACATGATTGTGTTCTATATTCTCGATGTTGAGATGTTCAAGAGAGTTTGCGATTCTCTCAAGTGCAGTTGCGATTCTGTCGATGTCGATTGGATTACTCATTCGTTACTCCTCCATTGCTTTCTCATTGTAACATAAATATCATTTTTTGCAACCATATCTCTTACACGTTTAAATATAGTAGCAGACTTAGCATATTTACAAGTAGCATGATCTGGTTCTTGGGGTCTTACATTACCTTCATCATCATATTTCTTTCCTGTGTGATGATTAGCATAGCGTCTTGATCTAGTAAATCCCATCTCTAAAAACTTACGACACATATCCATACCTATAAAGTCTTTCTCTTCAAGGTAATCCAAATACATATCAAAGATAGTATGAGCAGATTCTAGTGCAATCTCTGGAGTCTTAAATCTCCAATGAGCACAGATATCGTCAGTATAAGGGCGAACCAATAGA